AAAGGACAGCAGCTACATGGTCGGCTGGATACACGACGAAGTTCAAATCGCATGTCAAACACAGGAGGTGGCCGAGCATGTCGGTGATATCACTGCAAGAATGGCGGAAGAAGCAGGCCGCGCTTTCGAAACAAACATCCCCATCTCATCCAATTTCAGCATTGGAAGAACTTGGGCTGACACGCACTGAGATCGACGAGCAGATGGCGCACACGATGGCGATTTACATTGTGCTCGACCGTGCCCATCGTCGGCCTTTTTCCGTCAAATCTAGGTTCGCCCGAGAGGGCGCTTTCTACGTCGGCATGGCCGCGTCGGAAGGCTGGATAACGACGGCTGCGGATGACCACTCAGACAATGAGCAGTGGGGCAACCACTGGGTAAGTAAAGAATCAGGGATACGAATGAGGAGACAGTTAAGTGAAATACTCAGACAAGCTACTAAGTCAGAAGATCCTGCTGATTGACGCCGACCTCTACCTATACAGAGCCTGCGCTGCCGCCGAAGAGGAGGTAGACTGGGGCGATGATCTTTGGTCGCTACAGACAGATCTTAAGGAAGCCAAGGCGATCTTCCAGCGGACACTGCAGGAGGTCTGCGAGGCGCTCGACACGGCCAACTTTATCCTGTGTTTCAGCGACCGCGACAACTTCCGTAAGGAGGTGCTGCCCAGCTACAAAGGCGGTCGGAAGAAGGTACGCAAGCCCTGCGGCTACAAAGCTGCGGTCGAGTGGGCAAAGCAGACATACCTTTGGCACTCAGAGCCGCTGCTTGAGGCTGATGACGTCATGGGCATTCTTGCGACTGCGCCCGACAGCAAAGGCGTCATTGTAAGCGATGACAAGGACATGCTCACGCTGCCTGCCAAGCTCTACAGACCGCAGAGTGGTGAGCACCACGACATCTCAGTCGCCGATGCTGACCGAGCGTTCCTTACGCAATCTTTGACGGGTGATCCGACCGATGGGTACACGGGCGTCCCTCGCGTGGGCGCAGTAACAGCAGCCAAGATCCTCGGCGTCAGGCCTTCGTGGAGTGCTGTCGTTGCCGCGTACATCAAGGCGGGACTGACAGAGGCCGATGCAATTCAGCAGGCAAGGTGCGCGAGAATACTGCGCTTTGAAGACTGGGATCAGGAAACATCAACGATTGAACTATGGGAGCCACCGAGCAATGAACAAACAAGTTAAAGAGCACCACTTTGCTGGCGCTTCACCTCACCCACTGAAGGGTGTCAAACTCACCGGATATTGGAAGCACCTTTTCAGCTACCGCAACAGGGGCTCTAAGCTGGCCCCAATGAGCCGCGCAGAAGAGACCGTGTTTGGTCAACTTATAGCCGCCCATGAAGCTGATATTTACAGGCCTGAGCATGAGCCACGTCACGCCCTGAGTTCAGTGACCCGTGAGGCCCGTCTGCCAGTGAACAAATCAGCTATCCGCACATATGAACACATGCTGCTGATGGATCATTTGGGCGACACGGTAGCCAACGTCGCCACTAGTCAACTTTGCGTGAAACGTCACGTTCAGCACATCTTCGACATCCTTAAGATGCGCGACTTCATCGAGCCAGCCGAGAGTGCTGGGATGTGGCGCTTGACACCCCGAGGCAGGGCCAACTGCGGTCATGTGATCGATGCCAAAGAGCGCGAAAGAGACGAGAAATACTTGCGCCAGAAGCATAAGCTGGGGCCGAAGAAATGAGCATCATTAGAAGCCCTGACCACTATTCGAAGTGGACTATCGAACCAGTCACATTCATCATGGGCAACGGCCTGAGTTTCTGGGCTGGCAACGTGATCAAATACACAGTCCGCGCCGGTTCGAAACACTACGTGGGCATGACCTCTGATGAATCAGAAATCACAGATCTCAAAAAGGCGCGGCGATACATCGACATGCGTCTCAATCAATTAGAAGGCAAAGCAATCAATGACTGACAACAATAGTAACTACCTCCCGTCCGAGTTCCAGCGTTTTATCCACACCAGTCGCTATGCCAAGTTCTTTGA